CTGCATGGCATTGGGGTCTAGCCCCTGAGCCGCCTTCGTGATACCAACCTTGTTTTGTGCGTCTTGCTCCAAGTACTGAAGCATGGGCATTGTTGACTGGATTTGAGACGGTATCTGCACCACCTGAATGGTAGTGCCCTGCCCCTTCATCCTGATAGGCGCACCAATGTCCCACATCATCAGATCATCAAAATTGACCTGAGACGGATTACCGGCCATCCGTGGGTTGTTCGCCATATGGACGTTATCAACCATCCCTCTTAGTAGGGACGTGAGAACGTCCTGCTGATCCATCGTAACATCAGCGATGTTCGAGCCGATTACGGTAAAGGCTTTTGGATCATGGCAGATAACATCCCACGGACTTTCTGCCTCTCGCTCACAGTCAAGGAGTTCGTAACCAGTCCCTCCGAGGCTGACGCGATACAATTGCTCGGTGTCATTTCCTTCAAGGTCGAGTCTGACATAGGCTTCTGTGAGTAGAAACCTGTGGCCCAGTATGTCTCCCCGATCCGGCTCCGGTTCCTTGCGATAGCCACGGCGTTCGGTGGCCTGCCCCGCAACTTCGTCTTGCTCGGGGTCAAGGTCGTCAAGGTCGGCCCAGTCGTCGTACTCAAGGCCCATTTCAACAGCTTCAGACACAGTAACAGACCTACGATGCCCATGAATACGAGCATCATTGACGCTGCGAGCGTTTCGGCTGATGAAAAACTCTCCATAGGGCACCGCCTCCATGACAATGCGGCCATTTGTCATTTGGCGCTCGCATTCTACGTCGTAGAACTCAAGCTTTTCTTCCATTTCAGTGTCGTCGGCTGTCTCTTCTTCGTCCCTACTAGTAGGGATAAGGTCCAAAATGCGCACATCAGGCATTTCAGAGAGAAACTGCGCTTCATCCAACGTCAATTGCGTGATGCGCACGAACTCCGGGGCTGGATTTGCCTCCCAGTAGGTCTTCACCGGCCCAAAGCGGTGCTTCATGCTCTCGTCAGTGGCATCATAGATCAACTGGTACCCGTTCGAGGCCCAGAATAGCTGATGCACAAACGCCTCTTGCTGCTCTACTACTGCTGCAATTTGGACGTTTGACGGGACATACTTAATGAGTTTACGTCGATTAGAGGTAAGAACCCGTAATATAGAAGGTCGCAGGTTGCGTATGGAGTCTCTGACTTGAGTGGAAACGACCTTTGATCGCCCCGTTTCAGCAGGTAAATCCACCTCTCCGTTAAAATATCGGTCAGCTTTCTCAAAATCGTCTTCAAACTCGGTGATGAGAAAATCGACTGCATCCTGAATATCCACCTTAATTGAAGGCAGGAAGTCTTCGATAGAATAGGGCTTCTTAAGCTTAGCCATGCGCTAGGCTCTCCCCGCAGATGCCGAAGCCACGGAGAGAGCCCTTACGGCGATGGAGAACGGAAAAACCACCGCCGACGCGCTCAGCGCGGCCTTGATGACGCAAGAAGCCACGCGAACCTCCTAGCGTGTCAGCGTCTTCGATCCGCCGACACCCCGATGCTTCGATCCAATCTTCAGTGCATAGTCCATCGTGGCTTTGTTTGGCTTATCGCCAGTGTCACCACGCTGCACAAAAAGTCCCTTTGCCGTTTCGCGTTTCGGCATCGGAGGATCGTGTCGGGTCTTATTCCTTATTGGCATCCCGTTTTCTCTCTTTACCACACCCTACTAGTAGGGATTGTTTTTCGGTACGATTTCGTACACTTATATTTTGTCAGTAAGCTACCATACCATATATCACTGCAAATGTCAATAGGGTTGAAAACTTTATTTTAATGAGTTTTTCCGGCTCCCCCTACGAGTAGGGAAAGGTCTTTAATGCACTAAAACAGTAGGGCTACGCTGCGGCTCTATGTTTTAGCAGTTTGCTCCAGTTCTTCCAACTCCTTTATATCCTTCTTTATCTCTTCTATCATTCTTTCGTAGCCGTACATGTGCTCCGTGCCTGTTCCAGCTAGACTCAAAACAGCCCTAGCATTCTGCGCGATTCTCCAACGCAGATGCTTCTCATGATTCCATTTCTGTCTCATGCTGCGGCTCTATATTTGTAGTTCAACGGCTTCCCCCAGTTGCTACGTTCACCACCGGAACCGTTCATGATGGCTTGATCCTCCGCTAATGTCATACAAAACGCATCAGCTAGGTTCGGTGATGAGACACCTCTAGCTTTCATGTCCTTTTTCGACTCCACGTCCGTCTTTCCCGAGGAATGATCCTTGAACGTTGGTTCACTGCATTCCTCTACAAATTTCTCCACTACTTCCTCTTCTATCTCCTGCGAAATCCAGCAATCCTTCGTCTCGAAGAACTCCCTAGCTTCATTCCACAGTTCCGCTCGCAGCCGCACATACCTGCTTTTCATCGCGGCCATTTCAGCTACATTCACCGCCACTACAGGCAGGCTCAGTTCCTCCAACCGATCCACAACACCAGCACCAAGGCCAATAACATCCACATAGATAGCAACGGGTCGCTGGCTAGGTCCGAGAGCATCCCACTTCACCTTCAGATGCCCTACTATCAGCATCACGTTCTCGTCATACCATTCTTTCAACTCCGTTATCCCGCGCCCTGTCCGCTCGCAGAATCCTGTTGGATCACCGCCTCTACCGGGGTCCACTCCCCACACCTTAATTTCCCTACCAGTAGGGAATATGAGACGTTGACTGGCTTCCTCCACCCAAGCCCTAGGAATGACGCTATCCGCATTACCCTCTGGAAACTCCCCCAGCACTCTCACTTTATACTGCTGGCTATCCTTCCCATATGTCAATGCCATCTGCGTCGGAAAACTCGGGTCCACTCTCGTACTGTCGAAACTCGTTACCTTCCACGTTCTCCACAGCTTCCTAAGCTTTTTATGCGTCTTGTAGAACAACCCTGTAACCCGTGTCGGGTTGGAGATAAGAACAGCAATCGAGCCCGGAGTGCTCAGTGTGCCTTGTCCGGCTTCATATACCGTCTCGTGTACGCCGCTCGCCTCATCTACAAGTAAGAGGACGTGTGTTGCGTGGATGCCTTGTAACGCTTCAGGCGTTTCTTTACGAGCAGTTCTAAAGGATATGAAGTTGTTAGCACCATCAGGTCTACGTTGCACTCGCTCGCTTGTGATATCGAGCTGTCCTCGAAGCCAAGGAGGTAATCTCCCAATCCACTTCCGAACTTCAGGTATAATACCGTCTTGTAGCTGGTTAAATGACGGACTAGTGACGATAACCTTGACGTCATCCCTGAAAAGTACGAAATGCAGGGCCAGCCATGAAACAAGCGCGGTTTTTCCAACTCCAACCGCTGACCGAATTGAAACTTTCGTCTCGCCTTCGTCGAGCGCGGTAAGCACGTCCCACTGCCAGTCTTCGATGCCTTTTTCAATTAGTATCCATCCCGGTACTGGTAGATCATCATGGTTGAGAAAGTGGGAAACACCGCCTTCGTCTTCATAATGGTCCTTTACTTGCAGAACTTCCTCAATGAAGAACGTGCGGGAGTAAATGCACCCTTCTAGGATGCTTTTAGCGTGCTGGCGCTCGTCTTTTGATAGTAATGACAGGTCCACTATATTTGCCCTATTTTCGTACCCCTGACCAGTCATGGCGACTTCGTCGCCCTACTGGTAGGGTAAGACTATAGCATATTGCTAAATTGCTGTCAAGGAAAAAATTATAGCCTCGTGCATAATGCTGTAAGTCATTGAAATCATTGACTTTCCTTAGACATATTGCACGCAAGTTTTAGAAAAATGCCTAAAATCAAAAAATTTTTATTTTGTCCCCCTACTAGTAGGGTTTCCATTTATTTGTCTTTCTTCGCTCGTCGTTTTTCTCCAAAATTTCTCTTTCTCCGCTCGTCGTTTTTCTCCAAAATTTCTCTTTCTCCGCTCGTCGCTCGCTATGGGTCTTAAATATAAGCGGGGGCGAGAGGCTCATGGGCGGGGGTGGGGGGCTCGCGACGCGCGGGTCTGGGCTGGTGTTGCATACGCGCAACAGTGACATACATGTTTGCCACACGTGTTGCACACGCGCAACAGTGTTACAGACATATGTGTCACAACGGGGAACGTAACGCGAACGCCGGCCCTATCGGTAGGGCAAGCCCCGGTCGGGCCGGTCGGGGCCGGTCGGGGCCGGTCGGAACCGGGCCGGAGCCAGTAGGGATAGAACAAAGGCAGAACAACGAGGGTCATAAGCTGGCCTAGTATTGCTGTAAAGACATAGCTAAGCTGGCTTAGGTGATACATTCCGAGGCTGGCATCACGGATCGCGATGGTAAGCTAGCTTACGAGTACCTGACATGTCGGGGCGATGGCCGGAGAGGCTCCAAAACGGCCCGCTGGCGGGCTTGGCGGCTGGCGGGCGTGGTGACACCTGCAAACCCGAGAAGGCCGGTATGCGGCCCGCGTTGGGGCCGCTCCGGTCAAGGTTCGACCGGCCCCGAGGTTGACCGGAGCGGCCCCAACGCGGGCCGTGGGCTGGCAAGGCCGGTCGGGCCGGGACCGGGACCGGCCCGACCTGGGCCGGGCCTTGGGCGGGCCTTGGGCAAGCCGCAGCGGGCCGGGGCCGGGACCGGGGCTGGCGGGTTTAAGCCGAAGGCCCCGCCCGCACGTGCCAGCCCGCAGCGCCAAGCGAAGGGTTGGCCCGCAGGGCTTACACGCCACGGCGCATGACGCGAGATAAAGCCCGACATTCCGGCCCATATCCCGCACGCAATCAAAGCCTTACACCTTGCCAGCACTAACACGCTAAACCCCTAGCCTTAGCCTTGCATCTTGCACGCAATAACTCGCAATGGTCACTTGAGCGAATCAGGTTTAAACCATTGTTATCATTACACAATTGTAACCGATATTGCGGGCAATAACTCGCAAAGCCAGCCTAGGGCCTTTCAACCTATTTCTTAAAACTCACGAATCCGTGATCGAATCCATATCACATTGAAATTGCTGTAAATTATATTCTTGCAAACCCTATGGATAGGGCCTAGATTACACCTACTGAGACGAGACGAACCGGCCCCTAGGCCGGCCCTGCGGGAGAAACCCCGCTTGAACGCGAAGCCAGCCCTACTCGTAGGGATAGGCCCAAATCGCACCAAAAACCATGTTGCCACATCATAGCCTTGGTGGCGCGTGTCTGGATTGCCAATGGTGCGCCTATGGCGGGCCGGCCTTAACTAGAGAAAGCCACGCTTGGCTTTTGAGGGGATGGGTGCGGGTTCGTGGTGCCTAGTAGGGTCCAGACACAAGCCAAGGTGAAAGTAAGGCAGTGCGCCAGACCCGGTTAGAACCGGGTTGAACGGATGGTTATTAGCTTAGGGCTAGGCCATTTTGGAGGCGGTGTTTCTCACACTGCGCGGTGTTTCCCTAAGCAAACCTTTCCGGTTGGTTCTATTCTAGGCCCTAAGACTGGCCTTTGTTTAGACCGATCAATACTGCGCTCCCGCGTTAGGCCTAACCGCTTTTCCGATACACCTAAGCATCTTAGAACAAGGGAAATCGCGGATAGCAGCGCAACGGGGAGCGTGGTATTGATCGGTCTAATTGACCCATGAAACGGAGAATAGAATGGCGGTAACACTCATAACCGATGATACGAAACGCGTATGGATTGCGGCATGGAAATGCCACAATGATTACTGGCTTGAAATTGCACGCTTTATGAGCGAAAGCGATTGCGAGCACTACTGCAAGCTAATGAATGACAATCTGGGCAATACCAGAGTGCAGCATGATGAAGAATACAGGCCGATACGACTAGACTTGTTCAAGAATGTAGTCACTGGCTAGATGAAACACTGGGCCTAGTATAGAGCCAACCAGAGAAAGTAGAAAGCTGTTATAGATTGGGCTCGTCCTGATTGACAAATGGCTTCCCTACTGATAGGGTTAGCTTTAGATAGGCAATGGTGCCTGTCGAATAGTGAAGGACCAACCGGAATGAAGCGGAAAGAGAATAGCGTGTCTGACGATCAGGTGACTGAGGATCAGGCGACCGATCAGACTGACGATCAGGTGACTGAGGATCAGGAAGGCGGTGACAGGGATGCGGCTGCGGCGTTCGATGCCGAGGCTGCGTCTAAGGATAACGTGTGGTTCGCGGTCTTCAATGTGACCATGGCAACTGCGCTGAACAGCCGCTCGCGTAAGGAATTGGGTGAGAACCCGATTGCTGTGGTGACCCGCCAGAAGAAAGGCGGATATGTCGCTAGCGTGAACGATGTGCAGGGCAAGGGCGGGAAGCTTGCGAAGACGGCAATTCACCGTGCTATCGAGGCGCTTGGGCTGGTGACGAAAGAGTTCATCTTCGATGCCGAGGCTGCTGAGAAAGAGTTCGCGCCTTTCCCTGATGTGAGCAACGAAGGCGATGGCAAGTTCTTCTTCGATGAAGAGGTGCTTGGTGACGCTGGAAACAGGCTGCGGCATGTCGAAGACGATGTGCGTGCGGCTGATGCTGCACTGGTGCGCGCTGGGCAGGATACGAAGGCCGGTTGGCTGACGTTCGGTCGGGCGTATAACGCCGCCAAGGCAATCTTCGCGGAAGCGGGGCTGTCGATGGATGGCGACGGAGAGAACGCGAAGCGCGGCAATGTCGCGTGGGGCCACTGGCTGAAGTCACGGTTCGCCGGGCTGAAGTACGTGGAAGAAATCCTCGCGAAGAAGAATGCCGCTGGACAGGCAGGGCGGTTTGCCCTGATGCCTGAGAGTGTGCTGTCGCTGTGGCCGGACGTTCGGACTGCAAGTACTGCCGAGCGTAAGGTGAATGAGGCGGTGCAGACGTTCGCCAAGAGTGTGGCTGAGTTCTGGCTGCACAATCGGGCCGACAAGGCTGATAAGACGTTCCCTACTGATAGGGCGTTGGAAGTGGCGCTGTCGGTTCACGAGCGTCAAGTGAAGGAGTTCGCTGCGGCCCACCAGAAGTGGCGGGAAGCGTCGGACGAAGCTGCGAAGCTGGAGAAGCCCGCGCCGAAGTATGAACTGGCGCGGACCAACAGTGACAACGAAGTGGTGAAGTGGCTGTTCAGCAGCAGCAACACTGCTGAGACGTTCGCGGGCTCGAAGCTGAGTGTCGCGATTGCGGAGGCTTGGACCGATAAGGTGAACGAGCCTTCGGAAGACGAGAAGGTCGAGGAAGCTGCGAAGAAGGCGGCGACTGCGATTGTGAAGAAGTTCGGTGAGAAGACTGTCGATGATGCGGCAGTGCAATTGCTGAATATCCTTGTGTCCCACAGTGAAATGGAAGCCGTGTATGAGACGCTTGGTGACAAGCTGATCGCATGGATTGACGGACAGAAGGAGAAGG